CCGATACTGTCAGCCAAGGATGCTCCCGGCATGCGTTCAGGACTTGGGTAAGGAACTCCAGCGCCCCGTCATAGGATCCCCAGCCATTGGCAGGGGACAGGGCGACATACGGGTCAGGGTCCGCACGCATACGCAGCACAGCGGTGCTCAGGTGCTTTGCCGCCTCACCGGCCAGCATGGTGTCGAGCCCCGCCAGACCGTCCGTGTCCGGGCTGGCCAGACGCCACATGCTCGCCACGTTGGAAGTCATGTTGCCGATCTCAACGATCTCATACCAGCGCCCTTTGACCCGGACCCCGAGTGCAATGTCGTAGCTCATCCTTCAATCCATTCCTGATAGCAGTCCGCTGTTTCCGGATCAATCTGTCGGCTTATGGCTGCAATGACATCAACCTCATCGACCTCGCAGGACTGCAGCATTTTGTCTACACTCTCATAGAAGTGGTCCATGGACATCTCCCAAAGGACCTGTATGTGCAGTCGCAGGGCTCGGGATTCTTCGGTCTCCGCCATTACTCGTCCTCTTCCTCTTCGTCCAGCTTGGTCTCCAATGCTGTCATGGTTTCCTTGCTGAGGTCCGCGAAGGCGTAGCTGGTGAGCAGCTGCACCCCGGTGTACTCGGTCCCGTCGTAGGCCACGTAGGGCTTGTCTTGGGTGCCCCAGAGGCCCTTGCCGTTCGACGTGTTGGCGAAGCCCTTGTAGACATCCAACACCTGACGGTCCAGATCCACGACGTAGGCCCACTCGCAGAAGAGTGAGTCGAAGCCGAACTTGAAGTAGTCCACATAGAATCCGGCCTTGAGTGCTTCAGCCGGGTTACCCTGCGTGTCGCGCAGCAGTGCGTACCAGTCGTCCGAAGACTGCGCGGAGACGTTCAGGTTCAGGTAGCGCAGCAGTGCCAGCTTCTGGTCCGTCGTCGGTGCCACACTTTCATCGATGGCGGTCAGACGGTCGAACTGTTCGATGGTCTCGGAGAAGTCCCCCTGTCGATCCAGAATCCATTTGACCAGATCCTCGCCCAGCCCAGTGGGGTAGGAGTCGTAGTGGTTGTACATCGCCTTGACCTCGCCGTTGTGGGCAAAGGCCATCAGTCCGCGTGTTCCCATTGTCTTGTTCCTTTTCTTGTAGTGTTTGTTGTTTAGAGCGCTACTGCATCGAGTTCGCGCATGAGTTCGCCCATGTCACCAAACTCCCGGACGATGTACCGGTTGGGATCCTCGACCCGCACGGTGATGTAGCTACGGCCTTCGTCCCCACCGTAGTTGCAGGTATCGCAGCCGTTGAACGTTGGTGCGTCAAAGTCTGATTCGTACCAGACCTTGAGACTGTCGTCCGTGATGCCGCAGACGCGACGCAAGCGTTGATCGAATTCCTCTGAAAACTTTGCCATGGTATATCCTTTCGTCGTTGGTATTACAAGTGTATATCCTCACAGCCCAAAACGCAACTAGGATTTTCGGTAGGCCGTGATTACCTCTTTCAGGTGCCACTCGGCCTGTAACCGGTCATCATTGTAATCCTTGGCGGAGTAACCGCAGTCGGAGAAGTAGACGAAGCCATCCTCATCCTTGGCCTCATAGGGCTCGGTGAATTCAATGTCCGGATCCTTCTCGACAAAGATACCGGCAATACGTCGGGAGTCGCAGGAGCCATCACGCTCCGGATCTGCACGGAAAACGTAATGGCCCCTGCCACACAGGTACCCGATTTCGACCTTAGACATTCAGCGTCCCCAGCCATTCGGCCACTGCATCGATGGATACCGGCGTCGGGTTATGGTCCACCCCGACATTGAACTGGCGACCGTTCTTTTCCCACCGGTCGTGGACGTGGCCGTGCAGCAGAGGCAGGCCCTCGTCCGGCAGACGCCACTGGGTGTGGCGGTCCTCGCGGTCTGCGTGGTCACCTTGAAAAGGAAAATGACTCAGCAGAACCTTCTGGCCGTGGATGACATGCTGCTCGTGTACATGCACGGACTCGAAGACCTCAAGGAACCGGCGCTGTTTGGTGTGGGATTTCTTGTGCAGCGGGTGCGCTGCGTCATGGTTGCCCAGCACCAGATGCTTGATGCCGTTCAGTCGGTCGACCTGCTTCAGGCCCTCGGTGACCGAGCCCATGAACACATCCCCAAGAACCCACAGCTGGTCCCGCTTGGTGATGATCTTGTTGAAGCGTTCGATCAGCGCCTCGTCGTGCGCCTCGGAGGAGTCGAAGTCGCGGGTTCCGGCGACAAAGGTGTGGTTGAGATGCAGGTCTGAAGTGAAGAACACGTTGCCCATGGGGGCTCCTTTCGTCTAGTTGGCGTGGGCGAGATGCGCCAGCCGGTTGGGGTTTCTGGTGAGGTTACTTGTATAGTGTAGCGTGCCACATACACACCTGTAAAGCTCATAGTGTTCGGCAGGGAAAGGATCCAGTGCCGCCTGCTCAGGTGAGCTGTAGCCACGCTTGAAGGGGTTCGGGCACAGGCCATGGCCCGTCCCGTTGATGGTCATTTCACGGATCTGCTTACGCTCTTCAGACCGTTTCTTGGCTGCCCGCTTGGCATGGAGTTTGGTGCAGTAAACTTGTTCGATACTGTTTGGAGAAAACTCCCCAAAGCAGTACTCACAAACCCTCATCAACTTCGTCCAACCACGTCAGCAGCTGCTGCAGTCCGTTGTCACCGCACCAGCCGGTAGGCCGCAACACGACGGTGTATCCGCCGCAGTCGATCTGGTGATGGTAGTCAGTCTCCTGCGTGTACTCGGACCACCCGCCACTCTCCTGATCCTCTGTCATGATGACCGGGGTATCCCCTGACACGTTCAGACGTGCGCGGACCCGGTCGGCCAGCTCGCCGCTGATAATGTACTTGACGTGCGTGGTGGGGTAAGGCCAGTCGTCGGCGCTGCGTCCGGGCTCAGGCGGGTCGGTCCATTCGTGCAGCTTGGTTGAGTTTGTCGGTGCCATCAGTCTTCGGTCTCCTTCGGTGGCGCGTAGTCCGCGCCGTTGGTTGTTGTCCAGTAAGCGCCACACCGTGGGCAGCGCCATGCTTTTACTTGAGTGTCCCAGTCGGTGTAGCGGTCATCGATGCCGCACCGTGGGGAACTTTTCTTTGTCATAGTTACTATCCTACAGTTACTAGATACAGCTGTCAATACAGAAGGACCGCCTGCAGTGTGACCTACTTCACTACAAACGGCCCTTGGGTGTGTGGTATAATGCGCTGCGGTTTAGTAGGTCCCTGCCTCTGAGGGCACCGTCCAATCACCATGCAGGTGTGCCACAACGCGCCTGACTACCAGCCTTGCCTTGTTCTCCGGGCTCTGTTCCAGCTGTTCGGCAAGCTCCTTCTCAGCGATGGACCGGGCAACCGTCGTACGGTGTATGGATCCGTCACCATTCTGTATGGCCCACTCATAGCGGATACGTGACTCAGAGATCCCGTCGTCCTCAAACAGATCAAGGACCCGCGAGACCTCCTCCATGGCAGCGTTCCAGCCCTTGCCGTAGGTGGAACCGGCCCCACTGGTATTTCTGCGGCGCTTGGTGGCCTCGTGGACGGCGGTGTATAACTGGCTAGGCATGATTGGCCCCCTCCTCATTGGTACTGTCATCAAGCCACCATACCTCCTACAGCACAAAAAGAAAAAGACACCCGAAGGTGTCTGATCCTTTGGCCCCTAGTTCAGGACTGTCCACTCCTTGAGGGCAATGCGGAGGTCGCTCAGCAGACCATTGCTGCCATCAGGGAAGGTGGTGAACCAGCCCTCATCGCCGTAGGTCTTCACGGCGAAGACCGGCAGGCCGATGTGGTTGTCGTACGCCACCAGCGATCCGGGCTCGGTCGGGAGCGACCGCGGACTTGACAAGGAAGTACTCCTCACCATACTCGTCGGCGTCCTTCCACGTCAGAAGCTCAGTCCCGGCATTCCAGTCACCGTCATCATCCTGCCACTCAGCGACACCCTGCAGGACAAGATCCACACTGTCGTTGGAGCGGGACACACGGATGGTGTCGCCCTCGGAGATGTCATCAAATCCGATCTGTACATATTCAGCCATTTTGAATCCTTATTAGTCGATAGAGTCACTAGGATTCTATCACCAATAGATAGGGCTGTCTACTTGACACTGTGTATCAGATGCAGCCCACAATGGTGAGTGTGGTTGCGTACCTGTTCTGTGCCCTGCAGGGGTCTGCACACCGCCAATACAGTATCCGTTCGGAGCTGTAAGCCTGTTCGATGAAGCTGAGGCAGACATTGCGCTCTTCGGACTTTGCCCCGCAGTACCCGCACGTTGCGTAGATAATATGCGTGGCCTCACTGGGACCCGTATGCATCAACACACCGTTGCCCTTGTGCTTGTACGCGTTGTCACACTCGATCTTGAACTCAAATGCGCTCATGTCGAGGACTGCGATATCGATCTCGTCCAACGTCAAGCCCTCCTTGCTGGTACTTTCAGTGTACAGGGCTATGCTCCCTGTGATTCAAGATCCAACTGGGCCACGATCTCCGTGTCGGTCAGACCAACTTCGCGGGCGTCCCGGATGAAGCGGTTCACGTCGGCCTTGGCCTTGGCCGTGATGAAGGGTTCGGCCCGGTAGATCCACGGGAGGACCTGCTCTTTGAGCAGATTCTTTTGCTCCATCGGTACATCGGCCCATGCGGAACGACCATCCAGCAGGATCCGGGCATCCCAGTAGTCCTGAAGAATGCGTTCCAGCAGGTCAGTCAGATCAAAGTCATTCATAGTTTTCCTTCTTGTAGTTGTGGTGCCGGTGGCGGCTCTTGAAGATTATTAACGGTATTGGTCGACGTGGTTCTGGATTTCGCGGTCTTCGGGGCGGATGAACTTCTGTGCGACAGTGGCCGCTAGGTACTCCCTTGCATCACGTTCTGAGTCAAAGCTCACAACTCCGGAGTCATCCCGGAGCCATTCCTCCTGTATGTAGTCGTACTCATCGCACTCCTGTACACAGACGATGGTCAGATACTGTGTCAGGCGGGACTGAGGTGTCTCTGGCGTGGGGACGATGATCTTGTAGTAGGTGTTAGAGTCCCACGCGTGCGTCGGCATCGGCGTCCTCTTTCTCGTTGGCATCAAAGATTTCTTTGAGGGTATCGAGACCGTGTGCTACGTGCTTTCCCATGTTGCTCCTTGTTGTTGGTAGGTATTCTATAGTAGGCCTAGAACACATAGATGTCAAACCATCTGGTCGCCCGGGATGACCTTACCATCTACGATGAAGCCGGACGGTGCCCATGCCGACTCAGTGAAGCTCTCTGCCTGTTCGCGGGTCAGCGGTCGGCTGGTGCCCCAACTATATGCCGGTGACATCAGCCACCGGATCAGGCCCTCGCGGGTGGCAAAGACGGGAGAGATGGGCGAGCCCTCGGAAACAGTCTCCCAGACCTGCCAGCCCTCACCCGTCGGGGGCTCGGTCGGCTCCCAGTTCTCCGCTTCCTCCCGCTGACCTTCGTACGCCTCAAGGGAAGCATGACCTGTACATGTTCCGCAAACCTCGGACACGCCCGCCTGTTCGCAGCGGGCCTTGATCAGCACCCAGCTTTCAGAGGATCCATAGCTCAGCCCGTTCAGCAGTGTCCACCGATTGACTTCCTCGGCCACCAGCTTAGGTGTCGGTTCGATCTTCTGCCATCGGGTCTCCCGTGACCACGTGTGGGTGAGATCCCGGAGACTGTCCTCTGCAACCAAAGTGTCTACGTCCTCCTGCGAGAGGTGGTGCATCCACATGCCGTTCCACAGGGTCGCGAGCCGGTTGGCTTCCTTGAGGATGGCGAGAGCCCCACTGCCGTAATACCATGCAGCACCGCTCACGTTGCGCTCAGCGAACGCCATAACCTCGGGGGTCTGTGCAGTGAAGGGGGCGGACCCGGTCTCGGACAGATCAAACGGAACGTTGCCGTACCACTTCTTGTAGAGGTTCAGGGCGAACTCAGAGTACCCGTTCTCGCAGTCGGGGCAGGGAGTTTCGCAGAAGGTGTCTGGCATCAGGTATCCGCCCCAGACCTTATCGATAGGCCACTCAAAATCCAGTGCAACCCGCTTAATTTCTCGTCCCATTGTCCTTGTCCTTTTGTCGTTTCGTCGTAATATGTGATACACACTACATCTGTGTGTTGTATAATACCAGTATGGTAAATTCCCCGCTCCAGTTTGACAAAGGCGTCTTGATGTCTGTCCCAGAGGGGTACTCCTACGATCAGACCATGATCCTCGCCAACGCCCTGTATCTCCAGTTCTTTAGCGAACACGAGAGCTTTTGTTATCAGTTGGATCGTAAGAAGAATACTCTCAAGATTTTTGCGGTGAACTAATACTTAAAAGATACACCCCCTATCGACCGATGTCAATAGGGGTTTGTTTATGTGTGGGCTAGTATTTCCAACTGACAACTGGTATCATACCGCACGATAGAATAGACAGTATGACGAATTCTACATATCACGGTGCGACGTTCCTGTTAGCTGAAGACCCGGGCTCTGCACGCGTTGCAGAAATTGCAAAAACCATATCGGATGATCATTTCCGTGACACACCCTGCTCCCACCATCTTTCACCAACGTTGCCTGTCGGCCTCCCAGTGGACGTCTATGACCAGCTACTGGCTCATCAGAAGGATCTCGGCCCTTCCGCCCTATTCCTCTTGGTCGAACCGTTGAGCACTACCACTACACCAAAGGCACCTAATGTCAAAATCCCTCGCTGAACAGCTGGCCTCCCTGTCTGAGGCCGAACGTGAGGCCATCCTCGGTGAACTCAGTCCGGAGGAAGCCGCTAATCTAGAATACGATGCCAACTTCTGGCTGCGTCCGGAGCAGATCATTCCGGATGGTGATTGGTATATAACGGCTCTGGTCAGCGGACGCGGGTTCGGAAAAACGCTCGCCATGAGTCAGTGGGTCCGCAAGAAGGCTATGGAGAATCCGGGCTGCCGTATTGCCATTGCAGCACGTACCACTGCCGACCTCCGCAACACGGTGGTCACAGGCGAGTCCGGCATCCTTGCAGTACACCCTGAGGCTGACCGTCCCGAGTACAAGCCCTCCACCACGTCCCTGCACTGGCCGAACGGCTCCAGCGCCCTGCTGCTTTCCTCTGAGGCCCCCGACTCCGCCCGTGGACCGCAGTTCCACTTCGCGGTAGGGGATGAGTTTGCGGCGTGGAAAACCGACGTTGACTCTTCAGGTGCCACCCTGTACTCCAACCTCATTGCTGCCACCCGTCTCGGTGACAACCCGCAGATCCTATTGGCCACTACGCCCAAGCGTACTGTGATCATGAAGGAACTGATGGACCTGTCCAAGGACCCGGCTGAGAAAATCAATATCGTACGCGGATCCACCTTCGAGAATACCTCACTTTCTCCAAAGTATATCGACAACCTTGTCCGTCGTTACGGCAACTCTGACCTCGCCAAGCAGGAACTCTACGGCCAGATGCTCGATGACATGGAAGGGCTGGTCTTCAAGCAAGCGATGATTGATGGTGCCCACCTGCTGGATGATGAAGTCGTCCCTAACCTTCCGCTGCGTATCATTGCTGTTGATCCGTCCGTCTCCGGGGACCCCAAGGCTGCCGACGAATGCGGCATCATCGCCATCGGCGCGACGTCAGAGAGAGACCTGACCCGCCGACGCGCATACGTGCTCGGGGACTACTCACTGCGTGCCTCCCCAGACGTCTGGGCTCAGCAGGTTGTGGATGCAGCTGCTGCCCACCGCACCAAGTTTGTGGTGGTGGAGAAGAATCAGGGTGGCCAGTTACTCCAGATGGCGATCAATGCCGTGGATAAATCCCTGAAGGTCATGCTAGTTGTGGCAACCAAAGGCAAGGCTGTCCGTGCAGAGCCGGTCGTCATTGCCATGCAGCAGAAGCGTGTCAAGTTCGTGGACTACATGCCGACACTGGAAGAGCAGTTGCTGTACTATGACCCCAACAACTCGACCTACTCACCGGACAGAATGGACGCCATGGTCTGGGGCATTATCGCCACGCTGATCTCACCACCGGCAGGGCTGAAGGTCGGCAGATACTCAACTACTTCGGCATCAAACAGAAAACTTCCCACAGGACTGGCAACAGGGCGTACGCAGCCACGAATACCAGCATCCAGAAGACGCTAAAGAAAGAGCCCTGCCAGTCGTTGGTGGGGCTCTTTTCTTTAGTCTTGACTCTCGGAATCTTCGATCGCTTTCTTGATACTGTAGAGCATATCTGTTGAGGATCTTTGAAGGTATCCTGTAATATCGAAGTCCCAACTAGAGTGGTTAGTGCGGTTGGACTGGTTGTAGAAGTCCAGCGCGGGGTCTGGCACCATCAGTATTTATCGATCGCCCGTGCCAGTACCCTGCGGAGGTTGCTCTTCTCGGCTGACGTAATCTGGACGATGAAGTTTCCCGACCGGGTCTTATTCACCAACCGGAACTTTACATCAATCCCCGCAATCAGACCTGCGATTTCTTGCTTCCAATCTGTGTTCTTGGGGATGCATACATTGCTGTAGATTACTTTTTCCAAAACATATCCTTAATTACGTGAAGATTCAATCCGGTCTGCAGTACGTCGTAGTGCATCAATAACATCTAGCCCAAGGCCTTTGCAGATAGCCTCCAGCATTTCACTGGACGGCTCCTTAATTCCGCGCTCCACCTCTGAGATGAAGCCTAGCGAGACACCGCTGCGGCTGACGTCCCGCAGGCTGCGACCCTGTGTAAGCCGTTCCTCGCGGAGCACCTCACCCATGTATATTCTCATCGGGCCTATTTTTTGAGAACGTCTGGCAACCGGCTTCTCAGGTGTGCGCCAGTAAGAGACTCCGCCAATATCTACTCGTACCCTATTGGGGATTTCTCGGGTTTTCGTGGGCATTCAAGCTATCCTTTCAATTCTTCGATTTTACATCTTTGTATGCGGTACGTCAAGTATTTAGGCAAAAAAGATCCCCGTAGGAGCTTATGGTACCAACAACCGCTCAACTACGGGGACCCGGCGCTATGCGCCCAACAGCAGGACTAAAGGAGACAAACGCCCTGTTCTCTGTTGTTTGACCAACAATGTAAATACTACCATCCCCAGACGGAGATTGCAAGTCACACTGTTGGCTGCTCTACGAGGACGAATTCCACGTCCGATTCCGTCAACAGTTCACGGAAGATGTGCTCCACGTTGTGCTTCGCGAGACCGGCGATGCCACAGCCGATCCATGGGAGACCGACCTTGTCGAACCCCTGTTCCTCGGCATCCCGGAGCATCAAGAACGCTGCCCGCTGCAGGAGCTCATAGGATCCGTTCCGACCCGGCTGGATCTGAGAGAACAGGTTGTAGACGGTCGGAGGGAAATCCATGTGTATGAAGAGGACCGGGCCGTCTATGACCTTCTCCTCCACAGGTTCCGGGTTGTGGGTGTGAAGCAGTCCGGGGAGGATGTGCCGGTACTTGGAGCACAGTTCCCGATACTCTTCATACATTTCAGGCCAGCGCTCTCGGAACGGTACGGCGATCCCGGCCCCCATCAGTCCCTGACAGTTGACACCCTGTGCAAAGGCATTGAACTTGTGTGCGGGATCGAAGAGATCCCCTTGAATAATCTTGAACGTCATTAGTGGAACTTCACTTTCTTGTTCTCAGAGGCCGCGAGCCTCAAGCCTTGGATGAATTGTGTAGCCTTGCCGTGTGAACTGAATTCGTAGGTGTAGCCGTCAGCTTCGAGTTTCGGGAGCAACCCCTCCAACCTATCTGCTAGTGGCAACAGGAATCTCTTCTTGATCTCCCCCTCGCAATCGGAGTGGGCCAGCAAGACCCAGATCACATCCTCCGGGTCCTTTTCCCACCGGCCCATGTAATCCGTCCCCACCGAATCCCATTCGATGGGGGTGGGGTCCGAGTACAGGTTCTCGCCCTCCTCGATGATCCCGGCAGCGACAGCCACTGCATGCCGCCACCGGGAGAAGGATCCGTAAGGCCCATGCCACGCGTCGTGCGTTGTATCTAATCCCATCAGTGGCACCGCCTGCAGTGACGGCACCAAGGCTTGAGAATGATCCATTGAATCTTCATGACCACTTCTCCGGATCGAACCACGCCACAGATTCAGCGGCCTTGTCTACAACCCGTTGTGGGGGTGGTGTTAGCTTCCAGTCCTCCAACTCATTGCCGGTATGCGGAAGACCGCTCCAGCGATATTTGGGTAGCTGATCCAATATCCTCTTGATCGCGGGTACCAACTCTTCCGTCATTTCTTCGCGTCGAAGCGCTGGTAGGTGGTGGTGGAGACGTAGGCCGCGTAGACCTCGGGGAGGTTCTCAGCGAGGCCCTTGGTGTCGGTCTTCTGGCGGGTGGCCGTGACCAGTTCGACCTGCGTGACACCGTTGAGCGTGAGCGCCTTGACGTGGTCCTCATGCATCAGGCCTGTGATCAGTTCCTTGATCGCTTCCTGCTCAACCTTGTACGGGGCCATCAGCTTGTTGAGTTCGCGGTACCGCTCAACGAGTTCCAGAACCTCGGGGGTGATCGGCTCGGCACCTTCGAGGCGTGCTGCTTCGCGCTCTTCGGCAAGGGCGGTGGTTGCTGCGGCTGTCTGAGTCATTTTCTTGTCCTTTGTTCTAAGTGGTTGGCTTGTAAGATATACACTACGCCACTAAGAATCAGTCTGTCAAGCGCCCTACCCCAGAGATTCTGGAGACTGCGTCATCGCTGAGCAGCCAGTACATCCACTCCTTGGTGTTGCCCTCTATAGTGACGTGCCAGTGCTGCCCGCTACGTACAGCGAGGTAGGTGTGCGCCCCGAACCTGAATGTCAAAGAGTCTTTGGCCACCGGCTCCGTCTCTGCCTCCACAATACGCCGCTATGCCGTCAGGGCAATGATCTGTTCGATGATGCCCTCCTCGGTTTCTGCGTCATCCAGAGACCCCTGCTCGATTAATTCGCCGTCCTGCCAGAGCTCAAAGGAGGTGTAGTCGCCATCCAGCATCCACTCATCATCTTCAAACCACGTCTCAGCCAGAAAGATCGTATGGCGGTCACAGTAGATCTCCAGTACAGACGGGAGGTAAAGATACTGCTTATGCTGGAACTCGAATCCGTTTTCCCAGAGGAGTGATTCAATTTTGTCTCCATGCAGTGCAGTCATCTTCAGGCCGATCTTTGGTGGTGGGTTGGTTGTCAACTACATTGTAGCGGTAATATACACAGTAACGGTGCTAAAACCCTGCATCAGCAGCACTAATTACACCAGTTCCATATTTTTTACGGTACTCTATTGTTGGTTTTATGCCTGTGAAACGGACCTCGTTTGCTGAACGTTTCTTGGATCCATACCTATTTTCAATATCGTTTTCAAAATACTTTTTCGTCAAAGGCTTGTTCTCTCCTGCAAAGACCGCCCACATCTTATAGCGTGAGTATGCCTCCATGACAGGGATGAAGTACTGTGGGTCCTCGGAGAAGTCGATCTCCAGCAGCCCCTCCTCGATAAACTCCCCCAGCCAGCGCAGGGCCGTGGAAGCGTTTGTGATGGATTCCCCGGCGTGCTGCTTTACAGACTCCGGCGGAGACAGCTTCCTGCCTTCCTTGATGAAGTGGCCCATGCCGTAGACGACCCACTGCAGGATCGCCGCACGGTCATCCATCAGCTTCTCCTCCAGCCCCTCCACGAGACGGCGTTCTTCCGGAATGTGTGTGATCCCCGGGATCTCCGCTTCGAAGTGGGTAGGAAATTCGATGACGTGTGTGCGGTCAACGATGGCCTTGTCACGGGTGTTGATCTTGAGGTCGGCGTTGGACAGAACGAAGATAACACCCTGAGGGGTCCAGCCGGAGGACTTGACATTCAGGGTCCGGGTTTCGATATGCTCATCACCGGTAAACTGTTTGACGAAGTCGTCATCGATCCGGTCAGTCGAGCTCGGCTCGGAGATGACGATGACGCGACGGCCACGGCACGAGTCCTGTTCGAAGTTTTGTCCATTGACTTTGATGACCACCTTGGAGTCGGGCATGGCCGCGTAACCTGCACCGGCCTTGGCCAGTTTGAAGATGGTTCCGCCGAAGACAGATTTACCGGACTGCGGTGGGCCGTTGAGGTTGATCAAACAGCGAAGCTTAGACTCCCCCATGAAGGCGGCACCCAGCACGCGCTGCAGGTAGTCACGCGAATCTTTGTTAGGGATGGAGCGTTCGAGAAAGCCCTCCCACTGCTTGGTCCCCGATACAGGTTCCCAGTCAGCATCAAAGTATTTGGTGACAGGACGCCACGGCTCGTGGTCTTCGAAGACCCACTGCAGCTGTCCTGAGGAAGTGTCCCGCAGGGCATCCAGATCAAGCACCTTATTCTTCATGACAAACCATCGTTGGTCATTATCGAAGTAGTCCCCGGATACAACACAGTCCGTCCGGAGCATTTTGATCATGGCCGCGATTCCGGCACTCTCTGCCATCCGGTCCCGGAACATACGGTGCCTCGGGAACACGGTTTTGTCGTAGGCATCCCGAATGCCCTGTGCTTTCTTGTCAGCGTCCGGAATACCGGATACCGCTATCTGCTCCGCATTGCTGTAGCACGCGTCCTGAATGAACTCTAGTGCATCACAAAGGGCTTCGTAGAAGATCTTGGCAACCTGAAGCGCCACGATTTCGCCTTCGCACGGTGTGTGGATACGCTCATCCCAGAGGTACCAGCGGTTATCACGTTCAGTGTATGAGAGTAGGTTCTTGAATTTTGAGGCGATTGCAGCGGATGCTGTCGCTTCGGTGCGAGGCAGTGCCTCAGCGGCTTTGTCGTAGTCAAAGCCTTCGACCCGTGGGGCCTGACCAATCAGGTCATGCCACCATAGATCGAGACGGAGCTCCTTTCGGAGTCTCGCGAGAATATCTGTTTCGCCCATGCCTTACCTTTATGTGACTTTGTATTTTTATTTTCTTTGTCTTGTATCATTAGTCACTAGGAATCGCGAAGCGTGACCCGGTCTCCGCTGTAGGGGGCGTGGAGTGTGCGAGCAGTACCGGACTCATCAATGTTAACACGGACCATCCGGGTGGCGGCAGGTAGGTCTGCGTCTCGCCAGCCCTGTTCATTATGGCCATCGACGTTGGGCTCACCCCAATCTCCGTCAAGTTCCTGAATGCAGATGTATTTTCCGGGCTCATGGTCCAGAATTACGCTGACAAACCGCCAGACCTTTTTGTTGCTTGTCCTGCGGGAGACGGGGATTGTATCACTCATTGTTCTTTACCTTGTTTTTCTTATATCGTTAGACATTTATTTTAGCATGCCTAGTCAGTGCTTCAGATCAAATTGTATACGGTACTTGACTTTAGGTCAATCCGCTGTATAAGTATCTCCACCTTTAGCATACCAACCAAAGGAAGGAAGAACTTCTCTAATGTATCGAATACTGAGAAGTACGGTGTCCGGATTAGCGTGCGGGATCCGTTTATCCCTGTCCCAGAAGCCAGCCCAAGTACGGTGGATGCGGCTCTGTATTTCTTTGGTCTTACTTTCCTTCGTGTACGGACCAAAGATTTCTTGTGTCCTGCGACCACTCTTGAAGGTGATGATTACCCGCAGGCGGTAGAACTGATCTACGTCATCAGACAAGCGTTTCACTTCTCATTCTCCTTGTCTTTTTGTCATATTTTGTAAGATAGTCCCTAAGAAATCCAAGACGTTCTACTGAGTCACCTAATATACCTATACCCGCGTTGCACTTACCACAAAGTAGTCCTCGCACACATGCCCCACAACTATGGGGACCGGGACAGCAACTATGGTCGTGGTCAATCTGCAACCAACCCCTGTGGGTCTCCGAGTGGGTATCTTGACAGATAGCACATGCAAACTGTTGGGTGTTGAGTAAATCGTAATATATTTCCTTTGAAATATTATGATTACGATAGACAATACATCGCTTACACCGTGTTTGTCCACCATAGAACTCTGTTTTTGGCAGGTCTAGATCACAATACCCACAATGGGTCCACAAGTTGTCAACACTATACCCGAACTTTTTAGGATTTAGCGTAAATACACTCTTTGGTTTAGGCCTTGTAAGATACGAAATAGCTGTGTCTATATACCCTAAGTTATCCCTTAAACCACCTAGAGAGGTGTTGCAGCTACTGCACAGCAGTCCTCGTATACATTGACTACAGGCCTTCGGCCCACCACAACACGAATGATCATGGTCAATCACCAGCCCTAGAGGGCAGTCATCCTCAGAGGCTCCGCAGGAACCGCACGAGTGCCCCCACTCTATACGGAAGGCCAGGAATTGTTCATATGTCATTCCAAATCTAGTAGATAGATCGGTGCATTTATTACATATGCTTCGTAGTCCTGATCTCGTTGTCCTCCTATAAGTTTTCGAAAAATTTCGAAGCTCTAACCACCGACTACAGCCAGAGCACTCTTGATGTGTCGAATCAAACTTGACGTATTTTTGAGGCTGAATACCACGAGCCACGTCCCGGTCCCGACGAGCGCAGAGTGCACAGATGCCTTTTCCAGCGTATGGCTGCCTACCATCTGGCGCGGACGTACCTATCCTCATCTCTCTGTTGCAACGAGAGCAGTGCTGTTCTTTTGACCAGTCTACAAACACCCCCTTGAATTTGCCGGAAGCTATACTCCTTAGACGTTTGTAGCAAAATGCACAGTACCCATTCGCTTCGTAAGTTCGTCGTGGGTCATAGAGGAACTCCTGAGTGGACGGCCTAATCCTTCTCTTACATTCTTCACCACAATTCGAACAAAATACCGGCGAACTCCAATCAATGTTTGGCACTATCTAACCTTAATTTCTGTTGGCTTCGTTTATTCCCTAGTACTCCTCCTGTGGACTGATTGTGAAATCCACACATGGGTCTTATGTTTCCACGTGTGTACCTACCCCCTTCGCATCCCGGAATGATGCGGTCCACGGTGATGGTCTCCTCGGTCAGTAGCTCGGTACAGTTCTCAAAGCTGCAGAGCGCCGTGGTGCCGTCGCCGAAGGTCTCAAGAAGAAACCTCCGGCGACGCCTCCGGTCTTCGGAACTGCCGCGTGCGTTCGTATTGGAAGTGCCACGGGTCACGGTCATGGGCTAGCTTTTTGTAATAAATGCAAGGACTATCTGCATCGCCTGCACGGGGTTGAACCCGGCACTTAGGGCACCAGTGTACATTTCAAAGATGTCCAGCATCCCAGTTTGCATAATGGCGCTTCGTTCGGTGGGTGCTTTTCCGCTGAACAGTCCGTCAAATTCATCTTTAGCTAGCATAATAAGGTAGTTCCTCTTCGATTGATTGCGTGTTGTTTTGCTTACCGATGACCGCTGTGATCAAGGCATTGACGTCATCATTAAAGTGAAGCCTTAGGTATACCCTGTAACGGCTGAGAGCGAGGCCTGAGTCCTTAAGATCGAACAGCCCGGTCTCCGTGGATGTGGAGAGCAGACTCATGACTGGAGATCCTTCAAAGTCAACAACGGCTGACCGCTCACTCCGGCCCGGACGTGCCCATTCGTTGGAGCCGTCCCGCAGTTCCTTCATCCATGTCCAACCCATAGGCTCCAATATGTCGTGCCAAGTCATGGTGTCATTAACTATGTCTTCTACATACGCGATGGCCCTCAAAAGCCGCCACCGACCGACCTTCTGGTCGGACAGCAGGCTCTTTGCCAATGCATCCCCGTCGATACGGCGCTGGGCATCTTCACCGACCAGACGCTTACGGCGTTCGCCACGGCGGAGGTACGCGCCCTCGGAGACGTCCATGACCTGCTGAGTCCCGTAGGTGAGGCCGGTAAGCTCGATGATCTTCACCATACCCAGCTTGCGGGATGCGTCACTGGAGGACGAGGTCAGCTTGGGGAAGTGTACCGTTCCGGGCAGGCGCAGCATGCGGGTGCTGTCGATCAGCTTGTCAATGGTCCGGTTCTCACCGGCCATCTCATCAAGATAGCTCCACCAGCGTTCCACCAGATTCTCATCGAACTGTTCGGTCCAGTGAGCACGCCAGTAGGCGTGGACCCCTCCAGACCCAGATCCGCAGATCATGGTGGGCTGCAGGTCCAGCGAGTGCAGCCAGTCGAGAATATCCTTTTCGGTGTCGAAGGAGTCGGGCTTGATGTCGATGTCGGCCCAGAGTCCGGGGACGTAGGAGATGTTGTCCTTGGTCCCGCGTCGGTAGATACTTAGTTCCTCACGGACAGGGCAGATTCCGGCGTAAATGTTCCAAGAACTTCCGTCCGAGTCGAAGACAATTGCCTCTAGTGCATCATCATTAAGGTGCGAAAGAAATTCCTTGGCCACGATTGTTTGTGTTATTGTATCGAAGTTACCGGTCGGAACGGAACGGCGACCCACAATGGTGATCAGGTCGTCGGGGCGGAACCAAGATTGTACGTACTGCTTGGCAAGGTCTGCGGAGATGGTAATCTCTCCGCGCTTATCAGCGAGTCTCACGGTGCTTCTTTCAGTTTGCGTCGAGGAATTGGCCGACGGCGTTCATGTTATAAGTAATCGGGGATCCAACGGCTGACATACCGATGGCAGCTGTTCTGCCCACATTCGTGCTTGAATCCACCACGCGGTAATCGAGCATGGCAAGAATGCCACGGCAACCGCTGGACCGGATGAGACGGCCAAAGGCCTGCTCAAGATCGGTCAGAGCCAGTCGTGAGTACCAGTTGGGGAAGCCGCGCTTGCGCCAGTGTACGATCATCATCCTGCACTCCACCGAGTAACGCGGAAGCGGGAACTTGCACATCACCACCATAGACAGGGTCTCTCCGGGTGCATCAAATCCGGTGAAGAAGGATTTTGTAGCCAAGAGGACCGAGTGTATATCTTCTTTGAAGTCGTCGGCAAGTGTATCCTTATTGGAATCCTTTTCCTGCACCAGTACACGGTACGGGAATTCTCCGCTGTTGTACAGTGCGCGAAGCCTCATAGCCGCCTCATCCAGTTCGACACGGGATGTAAATAGTACAAGGGCTCGACCCTTGGATACCTTGAGGAGCTCCACCAGTTCTTCGAAACTGTACTGGGCACCTTCCACCTTGTCACCACGGGCTGAGGTAATGTAGGCACGTTGGACGTCTGCCAGTGCGAAGGGGGTACCAACCTTCAGCTCCCGGCCCTCCGGGAAGCCAACGCTTTCACGGGCGTACCGGAGAGTTCCGTCCGTGAGGTCGGTCAGCGTTGCCGAAACAAGGATATTGGTTCGGTTCTCTTTCCAGACGTTTTTGGCGCGTGTCGAGATGTCCAGCGGCACCAGACGCAGGGTCATCCCTTTTTCCCCGTTACGGCGCTCCCAGCCGTCCACGATGGCCCCGTACGCGCCATACTGGCTGACTACCCCGTCCTTGCTTTCAAGGGCCTTAGAGATGATCTCAGCGGTTTCCGAGAGATCCTTGCTGGCTCGGATAGCCTTGTTGATCTTCCGGAGTCCGCTGCCCTTCTGGTCCGCTGCCAGTTCAGCGGCAGCTCCGAGATACTTCACGGCTTTCTCAAGTACCTCAACGACGATAGCGAGTCGCTTGGGGTTCTCCTCCTCGAATTCCCGCATCATCGTCAGCAGGAATGCGGGGTCGGATGATGAGTGGTTCTTCGGGCAGAGGGCGAAGGAGTTGTTCTTCCACTCCTCGTTGCCCTTTTCCGCCATGGCAGAGAAATATTTTCTCGTATTGTTCAAGACATCGGTGAACCCTTCCAGACCCTTGAACACGGTGTCGCCGATGGTGGAGTTGGAGACATGGTTCTTGGCGGCGTCAAGCCCCTCCAAAACGGAGCTAGACATCTCTGCAAGTTCCCAGTCACTGATCTTTTTTGTCCATTGATCGATCAGCACACCCTCCAGCCGGTGCCCTTCATCAACCACAAGGCAGTCGATCTGGCCCAGCATGCCGTCAGCGAAAACGCCGCCACCGGAGTTGAGCTTCATCTCCGTGTCTGTGGCCAGCAGCGCATGGTTGACGACCACAAGGTCCGCTGTCAGCGCCTTGGCACGGGCGGCAGTGGAGAAGCATTCGTCGGTCTTGCACTGGTTGTCGGCACAGAACTTGGAGGACCCGACGAGGGACGCCCACTCATCCTTGGTCAGCGTCTTCTTGAGGACGCGTTCCACGTCACTAAGTTCGCCGTCACCAAGATCGATCTGCCGGGTCTTCAGCCGCTGGTACATCATATCGGTCAGGGCATTGCCACGGGCGTTCAGCTTGGCTGAAGGCAGGCAGAGGTAGTTGGTCCGCCCCATGAGCTTACGGAAAGTGAATCCGGGGTACAGGGTGGAGAGGAATGGCAGGTCAGAGAGGGTTAATTGCCGCTGAAGTGTAAGCGTCTCAGTAGAAACCACTCCTCGGAAGGATTTGTTCTGGGCCTTGGCACGCAGTATGGCGTTTATAATGGGTAGCAGAGTTCCGAATGATTTTCCCGTGCCCGTGGCACATTCTCCAATCAGCGATCCTCCATTTTCGATAGCATATATAACCTCGTTCCCGAGCTGTCGCTGTCCATCACGGGACTCTCGTCCAAGGGCTAGAACTGGGGTAAAAATCTCATCCCACGTCACCATCTAAAGCTGTGTCCTTTTCTTTTAATACATCTTCAAGCGAATCACCCAAACACCACCGACAGCTAGGTTTCACAGTAATCATATGTAAACGCCTATGCTGACCGAAGCTCATTCGAAGCCGAGTTGCCTCTGGCTTGGGTCTCCCTTTGGTTTTTTCAGATATCTTTTTCTTTGCTTCTTCAGTGTGGTGTGTACCGAACATCGGATGCTTCTCAGCGACTCTACCATACGCAGGTGCCAATAAGCCACTCCTACCATACATAGGATTACCTATACCTGACAAGGAGGCTGACGCCTTAGCTCGCTTGGCTTCTAGAAGTGTCATAGCCTCATCTTCGCCATACTTATCCACCCAGAACTCATACACACTCTTATGGCCGTTTTGTTCGAAGTGTTTGACAACACCCATCGAAATAGATATCCTGTGGTCCTCCGTGAGAACCTTTCCGATGTTGATGGATCGGAGTAGCTCCTTCTGTTCCACAGACATGGGCAGCCCTTTGTTCCATGCCGGTACTCCGAGAACACCCTTACCCCCTTCGGAGATGTTTAGAAGGGTGTGGCCAAGATCCTTGAGCGCGCGGATCCAATATCTTTCAACATAGTTGAGGTATTCGAGGTCTTCCGGGCACTCTTCAAGAACACTCATCCTTATGTTCTCTCGCCCGTGCTTACGTATCCAGTGGTGTACAGGATACTGAGAGTTCTGCGAAAGTGCGTCAGATATGTGGGCACTCATACGGACGGCTGGGCTACGGGTCGTAAGGCCGACGTATCGAAAACCTTTAGCGCTCTTTAGTCCAAGAGCATAGATATAATACACTACTAGAAATTATTCCTCTTATTTATCAGCTTACGTGTTACCCACTGGAGCCCACAGACCGTGCATCTTACTTCAGTCTTAGTCCTCTTACGCTCTACGACTTCGAGTTGATCACTAGTTCGTGGTCCGCAGTATAGACAGCGGATACGTCGCTTTGGATCAACTGCTGTCTCACCTTTATGATTTATCCCCTGCGCAATCCTAAGCTCACGTTCATCTACTGATCCGCGTACACCAAATCTTTCATGCATGTCGAGAGCGTCCTGCAGGCACTCAAGCCTCACAGGGCATTCAGCGCAGATGTCCTTGGCAATTTTCTTGTCGTCATCCTTGTATGAATGAAAGAACTGCTCCAGACCGAGGCAGGCGGCGTCATCTGTCCAATGTTTCCCGGTATCAGATGACAATTTCGCCCTCATATACGATTTCATCATCTTCGGTGAAGTGGTCACTGGGCTTGATGTCCATGATACCAACGGAAGTGAATCCGCCCTTGGTGCCTAGGTATCTGGCGATCTCGATGCGCTGCTCTTCGGTTTCAACCGGTAGGTCCGTGTTGACCTGCGTCTTGGCGTAACCGAACTTCTTGTTTTTTACATCAGCATCATCATTTGTAAATGCATACTGTACCGTGTAATTAGGCATATGGTTCCTCTAATAGGGGTTTACCATACTGATTCTACAGTATCAAGTTTATTTTGTAAAGTCCAGCACTTTACTTTGAACAAACTTTAGGATATCATCACCGGAGTTTTGAACCTTCGGTATGTGGTTCCTAATGATCCCAACGATCTGTGCACTGGTGATCTTGTTGTCAGGGGTGACTGAGGGAAGACCTTCCGGGAGACTGCCAACGAAGTATTCACAGATGCCGCGCAGCTGGTAGTCATCCAATTCATTGAGCTCTTCCATAAGGTCTACACGTCCGGGCCGGATGATGGCAGGGTCGAGCGAGTCAATATGGTTGGTTGTCATAATGGTGATGACTCCGTGGGGGGAGTTGAAACCATCTAGCACGTTCAACATTCCGGCAAGTGTGACGCCGTTGGACTCCCCAGTATCACTATCCTTCCGGGACTGTACGGCGTTGTAGACATCCACATCTTCAAGGATAGCGAGGGAGTAGGGTGGCACCTCGTTCAGAGCCCGTGCGAGGGAGTCATCCCCGTCAAGTCCGGACAGGGAGATGTAGTAGATGTTCAAGCCCAGCTCATGGGCAATGGCACTTGCTGTGGAGGATTTTCCGGATCCGGGGTTGCCGTGCAGCATAATGCCGGTACGGTAGGGCACACCCAGACGGATGTACTCAGGCTCATTATCGAGGAACCGTCGCATGAAAGCGATGATCCGGTCCATCTGTCCCTCTTTGAGGATGACTGATTCGATGGGTCGGTGCGGGATCTCCGAGATGTTCCGGTAGCCTCCCCAGCTTGTGGAGGTGTTGAAGGTGGGGGGTTGGTCTACCAGCTTCTGTGCTTCCTGCTGCAGCTGGCCTACGATGGCGTTACGTGCTTCTACAGAGCCACAGGTGATGACAATGGACCGTGCTGTGTAGTAGCTCTTTTTCTTCTTCTCGTCCGAGTCAAGCGGATTGGTGGTCGAGATCTTGACCGGGAAACCGGCAATGACTACGTCCTGAGTCATGGCCCCATCCGTTTGCATGGTCAGGGTGATCTTACTCTTCTTCGCTCGCGGTGTATCGGGTACCGCAGCCTCATCCCCAGCGCCCGAATAGTTTACCGAGTCAGGGCTGGTTGTTCGTACAAAAACAGATTTCCGTAGGTCTTCGTGTAGTGCATCGTTGAGCCACTTTTCGGCGATGGCGAAGACACGGTCTGTTTCGGATACCTTCACAACAAACTCAGATGCTGAGCTTCGGTTTTTGAGTGCTGTATAGAAATAACTGCCAACTGTGGATACTGACGTAAGAACGCTGATCCCGGTGACGACACGGGCAAGACGTTTGTTATCTGTCAGGTTGGCAGAAAGGGATACGATTGTGGAGAGTTCCCGCAAGATACTGAGAGTATCAAGTTTGTCATCCGAAGAAGAGTCTGTTTTCTTGAGGAGGTCAGAGATTTTCACATTTTCCTTAGCATACACAAGGTACCATCCGATACTTCTTATGATTATACACAGGTAACCGCTAAAGCACAAACAGGCTGCTTTTCAAATATCAGCCGAATTCGTCTTAGTCGATTAATTAGGGCATGGAAGTGGTCCCGAGAGTAGGACAGAACTCGCAACCATCCTTTACGACCCCTCGATTTTCATGCCACCGAGTGTGCCTACCCCTGTTGGGAAGTCCAGTATGTATCTCTGACAGCTTCTTTTTGCGTTCTTCCGAATACTTTACACCTAGATTTGAATTAACATAATTGGGGGTGAGTTCAGACATCTTCTTACCACTATTCCAAGCAAGTTTGCCGAACATTGGGTTGTCCTCACCCATTTTAGATGAGGAAAGTAGTTGACGATGCTCCGCAGAAAGCGTCTTACCTCGGTTGAATTCACTGATTTTTCTTTTGGTGTCTTCTGATCGGGGTCTCCCCAACTTCGCGTTACGCATTTTGAGACGACTTTCAGATCCCATAACATGACCACGAACACCCTCTCCACCATCAGTCTTGTTTAGAAGCGTATAATCACGCTCTTTGAAGATAGCGATCCATCTCATCTCGCTGAGGTTTAGTGTGTCGTCGGATTCTAGGACTTCAAGTATGTCAAACGTAACAGCGAAAAAGTGTTTCCTGAGCCATCTAGATTTATGTGTATCATATGTTCCCGACCCTCTGTTACGCGCTGCATCAATGTGCTGCCTACATCTCAGGACACCTTTGCTGGTCTGTCCTACATATACATAACTGAGGGTCGGGTCATAAGTTAGACGCATGGCATAGATGAAATTTTTGTCGTCTATGTCTGGAATTACAGTCAACGCATGGACCTTAGATGTCTTCCAGCAGGCCCGATACCATCTCGGAGATAGGGCTTCGCTCAGACTTCTTGAGGGTTACATGCGCAAAGAGCTTGTGTCCGTAAAGCTTGCGAACAACCTTGTAGATCCCGTCATACTTGCCGATGAAGCGGGCGTCACGCTGTGCAGTATCCCAACCTACGAAGACACGGGCATTGATACCTAGGCGAGAGATAAGGGTAAGAATGGTAGTTGCTTCGACGTTCTGTAGCTCATCCAGAATGACAATGCAGTTTGCCAAGGTACGACCACGGACGTGGGAGATCGATGAAATCTCGATTACACCACTCTTCTTAACCTTATCCAGCTCAATGGGGTTGAGAAGAGTCCCCAGTGTATCGAATACGGCCTGTGCGTGTGGGGCCAATTTTTCATTGACGTCCCCCGGGAGGAACCCTAGGTCCTGCGCAGCACCACCTACAGGGTTTACCGGCCTGAACACGATGATTTTGCGGTAAGGCGTCGACCTGTCATTGACCAGTTCAAGGGCTGTAGCAAGCATAAGGAAGGATTTTCCTGACCCGGCTGTACCAGACACCGAGACCACGCCGACAGAGCTGTCAGTGAGGTGCTGAAGAAGGATACGTTGTTCGGCAGATCGGCCCACAATACTGCCCACGTGGATGTCTTTGACGAGTTCGAAGGTCCACCGTGACTTGCTGACCGCCAGTGCTGACCCGCTCGTAGTCCCTCTGAGAATTACGCCTGTGTTGATTGGAGCGTCTATGTCGAGCTTGGCAGTCTCATTGTCATAGAGAGCCGTCATCTCATCATCTGTGATGGTGTATGTCTTCAACCCAGCGATGTATTCATCTGCTGCCGTGTTCTCTCCGTCAGAGATATCATCACAGAGGACATTCTCGATCTTGGCGAGGATCTGAAGCTCAATATCACGAGTAATCAGGACCACACGTTCAGAACTCTCCAAACCAAGGGACTTGGCGACGGCGAGGATGCGAACGTCGTTTGTCTTGTCAGAGAGGACTGCATCCGAAAGGTTGGATTGATCTACGTGATTGATCTCAATCCGAAG